GTCCTTATAGGAAGGTCTATCACTGTCCATAAGAATAAACTCTTGACTTCCACATTCAGGACAATTATATACAGCCTCATTTGAAGAAAAAATCATCTCTTCTCCACAATTCTTGCAATCACCAGTTGTCTCATCAATCTCGGATTGTGCTTTCTTCATATAATTCGGATCAACAATCTGGAGATATTGCTCAAGAAGTTCTTCACGTCCCTGTGTTGCATGTGTTTTTGCGGAAGGAACCTCTGCTTCCATCGTTCCATCCTTAATAGCAGCCTCTGTAAGGACTGACAAGATATTTCCTGGTTTTGCTTTGTTACATTTGGGGGCGTCAATTATCTCGCCAGATGCGATTCGTTCCTGTAAATCATAATAATCAAATAGGATACCTCCTGTTTTTAAGAAATAATCATAAATTGGTTGTTCTTTATTCAATTTATATATCTCTTTCTCAACTAATTCGAGACGTTGTTCGTATTGCCCTACAAGAATTTCATCATTTGTATTTTCAATAAGATTTTCAATTCCAGCTCGTTCCATAAGAAGTCCAGAAATATCTTGAACTTTGTGCTTGATAGAGTTAAACTGGTGTTTATGGTATAAATCAAGAGTAGTTCGCTCTTCTGGAGCTGTTCGTTTAACGGGTTTTAGTTTAAACATTGTGGATGAATCGTCTTTTCCGTATAGGTTGAAGGTGGAAGACATGTTAATATAAGTAATTTTATTGTATTTAAGCCTATGCGACAACTAGAGCTCTGTGTGGGTCTAAATGTTCTATAAATATTCATATTAAATGGTCCGACCCCGAATCCATACTTTTACTATTGACTCAGAGGAATCGCATACAGAGTTATGTGATCTCGGAAATATGTCGGATAAATCACCGCATAATATTATTGCACATTATCATAAGCATCCTTATACACCTATTTATTCTCTTTTATTTGGTCACCTGAGAAATAAGCCATTAACTTTCTGTGAAATTGGGATAGCAGGTGGATGGTCTATTAAAATGTGGCGAGACTATTTTTGCAAGGAAACAAAAATAGTTGCAATGGATTATGATATAAATTTATTAGAACATATTAATAATGTACCGTTCTCAAATGTAGTTACAAGCTTTATAAATGTTCAAGATGAAGAATGTATTAAAAAAAGTTTTGAAACCCTTGGATTAACATATGATATTATTCTAGATGATTCAGATCATGCATTTGACAGCCATATTAAAATTGTAAAAAAAACAACACAGTTTTTAAAGCCAGGAGGAATGCTTCTTATTGAAGATGTATATTTGAGTAATAATGCGCAAAAGTATGAAGAAGCACTCGGTGATTTATTGATTCCTTTTGAATCTGTCTATTACATAAAGGGTGAACATAAGAAACGATATTCTGGAGAATATGCAAACGACGGAATTTTAGTATTTATAAAAGCTTAAAAAACCCTTCCGGCTGAAAATATTTTCTTAAACAAGGGTATATAAGACAAAATGACAGGTGGTGGTTTAATGCAGCTCGTAGCTTATGGTGCCCAGGATGTTTACTTAACCGGTAATCCCCAGATTACCTTCTTCAAGGTGGTGTACCGCCGCCACACCAACTTCGCGATGGAGTCGATTGAGAACCCTTTCAATGGTTCCCCCAACTTCGGTAAGCGCGTGACATGCACCATTCAGCGCAATGGTGATCTGATCAGCCGCATCTACCTCCAGGCGACTCTCCCCCAGGTTGCCCTCACTGCGAATGACGGCACTGGCGCCCAGTTCCGCTGGCTCAACTGGGTTGGTCACAACCTCATCAACAATGTTGAGCTCGAGATTGGCGGCCAGCGCATTGACAAGCACTACGGCGACTGGCTCCACATTTGGAATGAGCTCACACAGGAGGCCGGCAAGCAGGCTGGTTATGCGAAGATGGTTGGCAATGTGCCCCAGCTCGTCAACATCATCCAGCAGGGTGGCGAGCCTTGCGATGCGGACTGCTCATCTGGTGAGCCCAACGCGGTGACCGAGGGCGGCAACTGCGCCCCTGAGTACACTCTGTACATTCCTCTGCAGTTCTGGTTCTGCCGCAACCCTGGTCTGGCGCTCCCCCTGATTGCGCTCCAGTACCACGAGGTTCGCATCAACCTCGAGTTTGAGGACATCCGCAACCTCTGCTGGGACGCCACCCCCAACTCGACCTCAACCACCCACGCGGTACGCGACCGTGTGTCTTCCACTGGCCTGGTCGCCGCGTCTCTCTATGTTGACTACATCTACCTCGACACTGATGAGCGCCGCAAGTTCGCCCAGGTCTCTCACGAGTACCTGATTGAGTGCTTGCAGTTCACTGGCGGTGAGTCCATCACCTCCGCTTCCAACAAGCTGAAGCTGAACTTCAATCACCCTTGCAAGGAGCTCATCTGGGTTGTCCAGCGCGACAGCTTTGTGACATGCGATGATGCCACCATCAACCCATGGAAGGGCCAGCAACCTTTCAACTACTCCGACTGGTGGGACCGCGCCGTCCTGGAGTCGCCCTACTCCCACACTCGCCTCGAGGGTATGGCCGGCAAGAACCCTGTGATCACTGCGCTGCTCCAGCTCAATGGCCACGACCGGTTCCAGGTGCGCGAGGGCCGCTATTTCAACGAGGTCCAGCCTTTCCAGCACCACACCAATGTGCCTTCGACTGGTATCAATGTGTACTCGTTCGCCCTCCAGCCTGAGCAGCACCAGCCCAGCGGCACATGCAACTTGTCTCGCATTGATAACACCACACTGCTCCTGGTTGTGTCCAACAACTCTGTTGGCCCTGCGACCTCCTCCACTGTGCGTGTGTATGCGACTAACTACAATGTGCTGAGAGTGATGTCGGGCATGGCTGGGCTTGCATATTCAAATTAAGGAAGTGGGGACATTATATAATTATATTATGTTTTCATTTTGAAATGCATAACCTGGCTTGTGTAGTTAATGACTACCTGTGCTCAACAGTTGGCTGCCAAGTGTCCCAAAAGGAACTTGGATAAACAGTGCTACCAACTAGTAGATTTGCTTATAGAAGCAATCTGCGAGACAACCTGGATGCGGGAACTCCCTTAGAGCCTTCACAACTACTCGCCCATGGAAACATGGGATGAGAACTCGGGATAATGACCTAGAGTATAGTAAAATCGTGAAGGATTGGGTAATCCGCAGGCTAGAACCTAAGTCCGCTATGATAGGATATGGTTCAGTTTCAGAGACTGCAAAGGTGTCGGTGTTCAATGAAGGTCTAATCATCCTGAGAATGCTTAAGGTACAGTCCGGCCTGTATGGAAACATATGGGGATAGACCTGGGGTGGTCTAGCCTACTCAAATTAAAGTATTTTACGATATATTTATATCATAAAATTTCTTTGAAAAATAAAAATACAAAATAAACAAACTAAAAATAAATAAATAAATAAATAAAATTTGAATCTAATAAATTCTAATGTCCTCATTTTAGAAATGGAGACATTAGAACAATCTCCGACATGCAAAGCCAAAGTTCAAGCAGGTCCTAGAAAAGGTGAACAATGTCAGTTTCCTCCTATGGAAAATGCTTATTGTGGTCGCCATGAAAGAAATTATATATATGAAAAAGGTCTTACAGAAGGAAAGATTTGGTGTCGCTTCTTCTTTCGCGGATGTGATGAAATAGTAAAAAAATCAAATTCAGCATGCCACATATGTAAGGGGAAGAAACATGAAGGAAGACCTATGTGTAAACATGAAGGGTGTAGCCATCATACAAAATCTGGCGGATTCTGTAAGAAACATGAAAGAGATGTGTATTATAATGAAGAAAAGGAAAAGAATATCAAGTATTGTGATATAGCACGAGGTTGTTTTGAAATTTTAAAAAATGATAAAAAATCATGTGAGAATTGTCTAGAAAAACAGAGAGAAACAGAGAAGAAACTATTTGACAAAAGAACAATACTTCAAAATGCCTTAAAATCGATATCATCTCAAAGAAGAATTTGTGTTGATTGTGGTAAAGATTTTGATAAATATTTAACAAATAATAACCATGATTCTAAAAGGTGTACACATTGTAATATAACAGTTACAAATCAAGATAAGAAACGAATCAAAAGAATACGAAATTTTAAAGAAGAAATGAATAAAAATAAAGTAAGATACTATAAAGAATATATTAATGGAGCCCTAAAAAGAGAATACGAATTTCTTCTCAGCTTTGAAGAGTTTTCGGAACTTATTGATAAAGAATGTATCTACTGCAATCACAATATTTTCGAAGAAATAAATGGGATTGATCGCATAGATAATTTAAAAGGCTATACGAAAGAAAATACAGTTCCTTGTTGCGAAATTTGCAATCGAATTAAATATATCTATCACCCGCTTTTCTTTCTTGAAAAATGTAAAATTATTGGGACCACAGCCACACCTAATACCGAATTTTATAATAAATGGTCACAATATTTTTCAGAACACAACCACAATTTTACAAACTATAAAAGAAATACAATTGAAAAACGAAATATGGAATTTCATATTACTCAAGAACAATGGGATATATTAACACGTACCTCGTGTTACCTGTGCAAATATAAATCAGTTGGTGGAATTGGATTAGATAGGGTCAATAATTCTGTAAGGGAATATACAATTGAAACTGTGAAGCCTTGTTGTGGGTCTTGTAATATTATGAAAGGTAAACTAAACTTGGAAGAGTTCAAAGAGAAATGTAAAAATATTGCAAAAGTTTGGGAAGAAAAATCAACAGAGATCTTTCAAAATATACCAATCTTGAAAGATGAATCTAAATCTCTACAAACAAAACCCGAAGTGCGAAAAGTTTGGAAGGCACTTGGTCTTTATTATATAATCTTAAATG